TATCCAGCATAGTTTTTACCTATGAATCTTAGATTAGTTGTTTGATCCACTGTGCCATCTTGCACAGTTGCTATTAAAGTTCCATCAAATTTGTTTACAATATATGCCATAGTACCCTTGTTTCGTAATATTTATCGTCTTTACGGTATTGTTCTGTCAAACTCCCATACTCCATTGTTCACTCCAAACTGCAATATCGTAGTTGTTGGAGCAAAAGTGACCTGTCCAGTTACGCCTGTTGGGTCTGAGAAGTCTTCTACCACCTGTTTGTTTGCGTTTCCTACCACAGGTGTTCTTTCAATAGTACCACTTGCCGCATTGTAGTTGGCACCATTTAATCCTGACGCTTGTGAGTCATAGTTAATTGTTAATGACACAAAGTTAGGTGATTCTGCTGAAAATTCAGCCGACTGTACTGTGTAGTTTCCGTCTATTGTTGCAATACCACCACTAAAAGTTGTGCCTGTTAATACAACGGCTTGACCTGCTTCGTAGTAGTGTGATGCAGAACAAGTAATTTTTGTTGTTGTACCTAAACTGTTGTCTTGACTGTATGTTGTCACTGTTGAAATTGTTCTTTGTTGTATTGTAATTGTCTGATCAACAGGTGTAAAGTTTTTCAAACCTGCGAAAGGTATGCTTGGAATACTGAAACCACCACCTGTACCATAGTTCACTGCTCTTACTCTTGCCAATGCACCCTGTCCTCTTGCTGGTATTACACTGTTTGAGAAGTTAGGATTTGTTGGTCTATTAGGACTTGCCAATGTGTAACCACCTGCTGGGAATAATTTTTCTAATTCATCTCTTACATCATTGTAAGGTGATGACATATTCAATCCTGTTACGTTCATATCTAAACCTATTACAGTTGATCCATCTGTGTAACCTTTTGTTGCTACATCTGAATCATTTACTGGCGCACCTACTCCTGTAATTCTGTTGCTGTTCAATACAGTAATTGGACCATTGCTTCCTAATTGTAAATTGTTTGCGGAAGTGAACACACTTGAACCATCAACTGTTACGTCATCTACAACTAATTGTGTTAAAGTTCCAAGTATTGTTAAACCAGGGGCAGTTGTTACACTGGCACCTAGTGCCGTTTCTGTTAAAACTGTGTTTGTATTAATTTTGATTCCTTTAGTTGCGGCTAAATCTATAAATTCGGAACTTGTCCAACTGTCTGTGCCGTCTTGCCATACAAATGATTTGTCACCTTGACTTGATTTTAATATAATACCACCACCATCTACTGCGGCATCATTGCCTACATTACCATTGCTGTCGATAGCAAGTTCAATATTTTTGTCTTCTACTCTTAAATCCTGTACATCTATAGATGTTGTTGTACCTGCAACAACAAGATTACCATCAATATTAACATCTCCACCTACATCTAAAGTTTTTGTAGGAGATGCTTTGTATATTCCAACTCTGCTGTTTGTTGCATCTACTTTTAGTGCAGATAATTCTGCCGGATTTCTCACTTTAATTTCTACATCTTGTCCAGTTAATTGGTTAGCAATAGTAAACGCATTGTTTGTAAATTGTAATTTTGTATTGTTGTTTAGACCAACGGTTAAACCTGCGTTGTTTTGTATTGTTAATGAACCAACAGTTGTATCATCACCATCAGATACTAGATAACTGTCAGCATTTCTAATTGTTCCATTACCATCAACAAGTGCTTCGGCAACTGTTGCTGTTCCAATGTATTTGTAGTCTGTACCTACAGTATTAAAACCTTTTTTGATTTCACCATTTGGATTAGAACTTGAAACAAGTTCTGTAATTCTACCTGTTGCGACTGGAGTAAATTGTGCATTTGAGTGAACACCTACTAAACTGCCTGCAACAAACATTTTAATAACGTGTTGCGTAACGTTTTGAGTGTCTAATAAACTTACAACTTCGAAACCTGAAGTTCCTTGTGCATTAGAATAAACTGGACCAACTAATTTTAAATTCGTTCCATCAAAGAAATAAAGTTGGCTAGTTTCATTATTAATCCATATATCACCTGCAACCATGTTAGGTTGGGTGTTAGATACAGTTGTACCACCTGAAGCAACAAAAGCCGATCCGTTATATACTTTCAATCTATTTTCAGTTGTGTCAAACCATAATTGACCTCTTAACGGATTAATTGGTGCTGTTGCGTTTGAAAAATTTTCTAAAAGTTGTATAAAGTTTTCATTTAGGACTTCACCAAAACCAGAATAGTTTCTTCCTATAAGTGTTAAATCACTGGAAGTAGTATCTAATTGACCATCAACTAGATCAACAAGTAAACTACCATCTGTTTTGTTTAGTTTATAACTCATTAAATGCCTCCAGTATAAATTATATAATTCAATGTGATGTAAGGATTCATTACATCCATTTGTTGTCCTATTGTGCCACTGATTCCACCTGAATTAGGTAATTGTTGAGCACCTGTTGTATTTGTTAAATCCGGTCCATCTCTAGTTGTAACTTCATTGTCTGTTGATGCACCTGCTATCATTCTTGAACCAAAGAATTGATCACCATTGTTTGCTCTCATATTGTGTTCGTGATCTGGTAAGTTTTCTTTTGTAATTGTTTTCTTCTCATCACCTGCACCTTGACCTAAATTATCTGCCGCTACCGCTGTAACTCTATCTGCTGAACCTTGTCCTAAGCCTGGATTAGACATATTGTCTTTACCTAATGGGAATCTTCCACGTAAGTCAGGTAATTTAAACACAGCAGAACTTGTAGGAGTTCCGTATTGTGTGCCTAATACACCATAAAGTGTGCTATACACCGCTCTACTAATTTCTGCACCATCGCACATTAACCAGTTAGCAGGAGCAGTTGCACCAGCAAATAATGTTATTGAACCTACTGGTGGTGTTGGAATAGTACTTACAATATTACCAACAGTAGTTTTAAAAATTCCTGCTGTACCTTGTGATCTATTAATTATTAATTCATCACTTACTTGACTTGTTGTCGTTAATGTTTGATTACCAATAAATGCATTGCTTATACTTGTATTAAAAGTTTTAGATGTACCACCTGTTTGTCCATCAAATGTAAAACTAGTTGCTGTAACATCTCCGGTCAAATTAAATGTTGTTGCTTGAGTTAATTTGTTAGATGATCCTGCTGTACCTGATACTGTTCCACTTACGTTTCCTGTTAAATTTCCTACAAAAGTGTTTGCATAAACATTGCCGTATTGATTATTTGTAGAACCTAGGTTGTGTATATTGTTTACAGAAGGTGATATGTTGTTTGCAATTAAATTACCTGCAATACTTGTATCATTTCCAACAAATAATTTTTTAGCAACACCTAAACCACCTTTTACTACAAGTGATCCTGAACCAATATTAGTTGCATCAGTTGTATCATTTGCTGTAACAATACCGTCTGCTGATAAAGTGCCTGCTACATCTAACACAGCAGTTGGATTAGTCTTCATTACACCAACTTGTCCTGCAGAACTTAATCTCATTACAGTAGTTGTTGAACCTTGATTGTTTAATCTGAAATCTATTTCTTCATCTAGAGTGCCTAATTGAATTATACCTGCTTGTTGTTCAACAAACATTTTAAATGATCCTGCGGCACCTACTTCTATACCATCATCTGTTTTAACTTTAATTGGAAAATCTGTTAATGAAGTTGTATCTGCTCTTAAAAAATTTCCTGCCGCAACTGTTGTACTTCCAACAACAAGAGCGTCTGCTTTTTCGGCTGTGCCATAAAATTTACCAACACCGTCGCCTTTAATATTTGCTATACTTAAATTTATTCCTGGACGCAGTTGTGAAAAACCAGGTATTGTAATTTTTGGAGTAAATGAATCTGTTGCAATTATTGCCGCTGTTTGAGCCGCAACTTCTAATTTTATGATTGTGTAATCTAAATCATCAGTTCCTTTGATTGTTGTAGGTGTTGCACCTGTTGTCAATCCTGAACTGTATTGTGGACCTACTAAAATCCAACCTGATCCTGTGAATAGATATAATTGTTGTTGATCTGTATCAACCCATAAATCACCTGTAATACTTTCTGAAGCACTTGGTTGATTAATGGCTTTTTTAAGTCCGCCTGATGCTACCCATGTTGTACCATCATAAATTTTTAATTGGTTTACACCTGCTGTTGTATCAAACCAAGTTTGACCTTGAATTGGTCTTAATGGAGCCGTGCTGTTAGCAAAATTTTCTAATACGTGTAGAAAATTCTCTGCTATAATTGTACCATATGATGTTGTGTTTTTTCCAGGAAACTGTAAACTTGTTTGACTGTTCACTGTGTTGTCTTCGACAGTGATAGTACCTTTGTTTACTGCATCAGAAAAACTTATGGTATATGACATCTATTACCCCTCGTTAAAACCTGTCAAACTTTGTACTCTAACAGTGTAATCTATTTGCACTAATCTGTTTAAACTTTTTTGTACAGGATGAAATACTACGTGTGTTAAAAGTTTACCTGTGCCACTTGGCGAATAACTTACAAGTCCTAATTCATCAAACACATATAAACTGTTTGCCTGCGATGCTTGGTCTACTGCATCTTGTCCGTTTGGCTCACCGTAATCTAAAAGACAAGTTACAAGAACATCTGTATAATTTGTTCCGTTTACGTGTCTTGTTTCTATTTTGTTTCTTTGAGGATCTAAGTTTGTTACACTTCTATCATCAACTACTTTACTATATGTTTGGTTATACAGACTTGCATTTGTGCCAGTACTGTTAGGAGTCAAATATGTAATAATTCCTGTTGGATCAACACTTGTTCCGCCGTTACCAAACGCCATAGCATTTATAAAACCTTGCCCTTGATTAGCAACACTCTCCGCTAAAGCAATACTCATGTTCTCATAATGAATTGCATTGCGTTTATTGACGAAAACAGCGCCTGATTCAGGGTCATGTATCTTAATATGACCTTGTATTAAAACTCCGTTGTTTTCATTAAATTTACTCATTTATGCTCCAATTTCTATTGTATTTATTGCGGCGGAGCCACTTCTTTTTGACGTATGAATCTTGCGATGTCATTATCCGTCTGACTCAGTGGATCTGTGCCTTCTTGCCAAATTTTACCTTGTTTACGTATCACCACAATTTTGGCATTTGTGGCTGGTGTATT